TCAATTCTTAGGTGTGTGCGGAAGGCGAGGGTAGAGCGTGAGTTTAAAGTGATCGGGGGATTTATGATTGGGCTCTTTGATATACTCCACTTTTTCCAATACTTCACGGAGCATTTTGTTTTTTGATTCGCTTTCCTTTAGCTTTCGGTACCCCTCAATTACCTGCTGGATGGAGGGAATGGCTTCTTTTTTATTATCGATGGTGACCATGTTTTTTAATTCGCCGTAGAGTATATCCAGGTTATTTTCTTCCTCTGTCCTTCTGGCGTTGATTTTATGATTTCGTTCTAAAAAGACTTCAGTGGTATAAACTCCCTGTTCGAGGAGGGTGTATGTTTTATCGAGCTGTTGATGGAGATCATTGATCTCTTTTTCTTTTTGTTTGATGGCCGCTTTAAGCGTCTCCTCCTGTTGGAAAATGCTTCTGTCTTTCTCCGCATTTTTAAGGTCCAGTTGATATTGCCTTAACCATTGATCCAGGGATGCGATGATTGCATTTTCAACGTCCTCTAATGGTGCCGCAATATTCGTGCAACCATGGGTTCTGCATCTTAGTTGATCGCGTCGCACATGACGGGAGTCGGGTTGCCGGATCATGGTCGCCCCGCACCGCCCGCAGCGTACAATGCCGGATAAAGGATTTTGTATGCTATCGGTCGGCGGCGCCGCGTTGCTCTCGAATAGCGCTTGGGCCGCGGAAAAGGTTTCCGGTTCGATAATTGCTTGGTGGAGGCCCTTGAAAATGAGGGGTTCCTTTTTCTCTCTTTTTCCCTGATTCCGTTTTCCCCACCAAACATTTCCGGTATACGTGGGATTGGAGAGAATTTGCCGAACGGTGGGAGCTCTCCATAACTTCCCTGTTCGTGTATGGATTCCCGTAAGGTTCAGCTTTTTTGTGATATGATGGATCGCCGCTCCGCTCAGGAAATCCGCATAAATCTTTTTTACGATCTCCGCTTCTTCCGGGATGATTTCCAAAGACCAACCCTTCTGACCGTTTAATTTGTATCGTTGATAACCAAAAGGCGCTTGGCTGCCGATGAATTTGCCTTCTTCCAGGGAAGATTGCCGGCCCCGCAGCTGTCTTCTTTTGATGGATTTATACTCCCACCGCGCCATAAATAAATCCAGGTCGAGGCGGTCTTCTCCCGTATCCTCCCCGGGATCGATGACCCCCGTAGGCGTGATAATCAGAGTGCCGGATTTGGCGAAGGTTTCAGCGACCAGGCCTTGATCTGCCGTTTTTCCTCTGGCCAGACGGGGGACTTCCGTCACGAGAACACTGCGCCACTTTTCTGCGGCGACGTCGGCAAGGAGGCGCATCATTTCGGGCCGATCCGCAATGGACTCTCCGCTTTTGATTTCCCGATAGATTTCGCCGACATGGCAATGGTTGACCTTGGCCGTTTCCATCAGAAGTTTTTCATGCCTTTTGAGGGTATCACCGGCGCCCTGCATTTCGGCTTCGATATCTTTTCTCGATTTTCGCAGGTATATGGCGTCTAGCTTCATTGTTTACTCCTGAGTTTTCTGCTTTTAATCGATCCTTTTTACCTGAAAACTTTTTTATTTTACGAGGCCACCCTCGAAACAGTTTATGTAACAAAGTATGGAGAATGCTATCAAGCGGAAGGCTGCTATTATTTAGAAAACAGTTCGGGTTATTGGGGAATGTCCGTTGAAGAAGCCGAGGCTGCCGGATATCGGGCGTGTTCCAGGTGTATTGGTAATTGACGTAAATACGAACCGATAAATTATAGTTTTCCTTTGGATTGGTAATATCCAATGGCGTTCTGGAGCACTTCTTTTGTGACTTCCAAATACTCCGCGATCTCATGCAGTTCATGAAGACCTTCTTTTTCTGCTTTTTTCAGCGCAAGGAGCGGTACCAGCCGCTCATATGATTTATTACGGGCGTAAATCTCCTGCTTCGCATTGTTTAGCACGTTGCCGTAATTATATAGATGATGACAGTATTCTTCATCAAGAATGCACCGCTTTTCCGCGGTGCTTTTTATATGGCAGGATACGCCAATAACCCCATCACAATAAACGGCTTTGAGCGGGAGATCAGAGAAATCAGCGGTAATAATGGTGAGGTTCTGTTCATATATCTCTTGTTCCAACAATTCTAAACCGGTCATTTGCCATCCCTCCTTATGGGTAAGTCTACAAGGATTTTTGTCCCATAAAAAGTACATTTGTAGTCATGGTTCGATCGGTTTATAAACGAGCTGATTTATTCACGTGCATCATTATGCATGGCCAGCTAAAACCCATCTTCCTGAACAAAATTTCATGAATGGTACTATTTATTTTCTTTGTGACTTTAAAAACTGGGCGTACTCTATGAGTTTTTTGATTTCTTCATCTGTTAGTTCGCGTATCGAATGGGCGGCAATGGTTTGAATGGGTCTTTTGTCCTCCTGAAAGTCGCCCCTCAGCCGATTCAAATCGATATTGAATAAGTCTGCGATTTCCTCTAACTTTTCGAAATCCGGCATACGCTTGCCGTTCTCCCACATGCTTACCGTGGACTTTCCCACATGGAGACAATCGGCCAGCGCTGCTTGGGTGAGCCCAGTTTTTTCTCTTTCGGTTTTTAATACCTCAGAAAATTTCATTAGGAACCCTCCCCTTTTGACTCATAATATCACAATGTGTGAGAGCGCGCAAGAAAAAATTCACGAAAAGTGTTGACAATAAAAAAACGATATGCTATATTGGTCACAAGATGTGAACAAAAGGAGGGGCGAGTTCATGATAAGCAATCAACAAGTTGGCGAAAAACTGAGGGCGCTTCGTGGCGACCGACCCATTGCTTCTGTGGCGAAAGATGTCGATATTAGCGTATCTGCGCTGGCAATGTACGAAACGGGTCAAAGAAGGCCCCGAGATGAGGTTAAAATACGTTTGGCCAAATATTATCATTCCAATGTGGGGTCTCTTTTTTATGGCCATGAGGTCACAAAGTGTGAACATTGTCGATAAAAGGGAAATTTTGCAAAAATGACGCAATTTATACAAGCAGTGCGGCATATGGTAAGGCAAGGAGGCGGTGAGATGCATATCGTGGAGGAATACGATCTTCCCGGGACGAGAACCCATATTGTAATCTGCGATGATTTTTGCCGTAATGCTTCCACTGCGGATGTGGAAGAACGCCTTCAGCGCATGGCAAATATCATTGTGCAAAGTTGCCGCCAACCGGCGGCGGAATAAAGAGAAGCCATGAGGCGATTTTGTCCATCTGCCGCGCCGGCGGCGATGTTTTCAGCGGGGCGCTCATTATTAAGTGGACAAAGGGTCTTATTCGCCGGATGTTGATTGAACGGTCGAAGCGGACAAGTTTAGGTACTTTTGCAAGTGGCCGTCAATGGACTGGTTGCGTTCATTCAAAAATTTTGCGAGGTGCAATATGAAGCAGAAAAAGAAAAGGATGTCCGATAAAAATCGGTTTTCGCTTCTCACCGATGATTTGGAGCATTGCTATGTGTGCGGATCTTCCGTGAACATTAACCTTCATGAAATTTATTACGGTTCCCTGTATCGGGAACAGAGCAAAAATTATGGTTTGGTGGTGCCCCTTTGTGGTGTGTTCAGCGAGGGGGAATGCCATGAAGGAACCTACGGCGTTCATGGTTCGAAGGGACGGGCCTTAGATTTACGATTAAAGCAAGAAGGGCAGCGGGCCTTTGAAAGCCATTATCCGCATCTGGATTTTTTAGCGATTTTCGGCAAGAACTATCTTGCTATGGAAAAATGACAAACATATTCTCAGGGGCGGCAGGGGAAATAAAATAAACTTTTATTGTCTTGTCGAGGCTACAGTTTCTTCGAGTATCTCCATAATCTCCATATTGCGCGGCGCCGCCCCGCCGCGACTTTTTTAAAGGAAGTGAACAATGTGAAAAATAAAGGAGCGGTATATCGGGATCGTGACGGCTGGCTTTATCAGATCCGCCACGGAAAGAGCGGATACCGTATTTGGTATAAAAAACCTCGCGCCGCATGGTTGAGCTATTTTCTTTTTCCCTGGCGGGATAGGTTTGACGAAGCCCAATTGGATTTGGACGATCACGCAAAAGAAGAGGGATGGGAGGTTCTTTCGGATGAAAGCCACACCGGAGCAATTTAACCAGTTGGCAGGGGAACGCGATATGCCTTTAAACTATCCCGCATTCTTGGATTCCGCTTGCTGCCAAATGGAGCGGAAAGCGAAAAAGACTGTGAAACAAGCAAGGAAGCGGCGGAAAAGCAGACGCGGTTTTATTTTATGGCTGGAGTGGTTGTGCCTTTTGCTCTTAATGCTGATCGCCGCATGGTTGCAATGAGGATTTGCGTAATAAAAAAACCACCATTATGGTGGTTTCTCATCTTATTTCTTTTTATGAGGCATAGGAATGGGACTTTGGGATTTTGTTAAATTTCCCATTCGGTCAATGGATCGATTTTTTTGATTTTTTCCGCATAGCGTAATAAACATTGTAAAGCAGCTTTAGTATTTCGTCCCAAAGCTTTTGACGTGTTTCTTCATATTGATCCATATATTCTTACCTCCATAATAAAATAACATATTCGATTGTAAACATCAATCGAAAGTCAGGAAATAAGGGGAACACTGATAAGATGAAACGATTCATTGACGGGGATATTGCCCTCTGGTGTGAGACCCCGGAGGAGGCAGAAGCCGTTTTGCGGCTTTGTGAAAAGTACAAACTGATTCATACCGCCCCCAAAGACTGGGCGTTTCCATTGTCGGAATTGCCGGTGGAAGTGGCCGTTGGATATCCGCATCCGTTTTTGATTTCGTTTTCTTATCTATATGGCAGCCATCGAAACATGAACGGGAAGAAGAAATGGAAGCCGGTTTTGGCAAATGATTTTCTGGAGGGAATAAACAATGCAGATTTATCATGAATGCAAAAATTATGAGGATTTGGATCAAGAAAAACAACAGGAGTTTGTGGTGGCCCTGGGGCAATTCTTGGCCGATGCAACCTCTTGTGCCTTTGACCTTGCGGCAACATATCAGTTGCGCCGTAGTGACGTGATGTTGCGTATGGCCGATGTGTTGACGGCGTTGTCCGAAGGATTGCCCTTAGACCATATCGATGTGGAACGCATTACGATAAAAGCGTCTCCGGGGAAGGAAGTGGACCCGCTTTTGCTGATTGCCGAGATGAACCCGATGAAAGAAGCCAACCTATGCCGTGCTGCGGAAGTCCTGGGAATGGATCGGGCAGAATTGCGGTTTCGCCTGGAAGGAGAGAGATAACATGGACGTGTTGTTATGGACGATATTGTACCTGGCGGGGATTTTTTGCGGGGGCAGCCTTGTTTTTGCTTGGCATTCCGATGAACGGCGGCAAAATAAAAAAGACAAAGCGTTGGCCGCCATGTGGAAAAAATATCATCTTGATCTTCTGCAAAGGTTATGTGACGCCAACGCGGAAAACGCGCAACTGAAAAAGGAACTGGAAAAAACAGGAGGCAAAACATGAATCATGTTGTTTACGTGGCCGGGCCCATCACCGGTGTGGAGAATTACGAAGAACCGTTTCTTTATGCGGCGGAGCGGTTAAGGGCCATGGGATTTGTCCCGTTATTGCCGGTTGTCTTGCCGGCCGGTATGACCGACCCCCAATATATGAGAATATGCTTTCCCATGATTGATGTATCGGCGATGGTGTTGTTTTTGCACCGGTGGCCTCACAGCAAAGGAGCCTTGGGCGAATATGACCATTGCAATAGCGTTGGAAAGCCCTATGTTTGTTGCACTGCCCCGATCCATACAGATCATTTGTGGGAAGAAAAAGTAAAAACCATGATGGAGGCGGTGAACCAATGACGGAAATAACCTTATCGGAACGGGACCGCCTACGGATAGAGCGGATCGATGCTAAGTGGCCTGTGGATAATGTGGCCGCGATGGAATTATTGGAAGAAATGCTTTTGGAAAAGGAAGCAGCCATTGCCGCTTTGGAGCGGCGGTTAGCCTTTGCCAAAGGGCAGATTGCCATGATGGAAAAGAAAATCGGCGCCTTGGAGGGAAAATATGATCTCTGATTACTTCGGCGACCGCATGGGTGCGGCACGGAAAAAGAACTGGGAATACATTGGGCAGATCAACGAAAGAAACCGTCAACGCCAACGGTTGGTCATCGACCATAAAAAAGACGCTTATGAACAAAATAAGCGTTGGTTATATCGTAAATGGAACAAGGACGACCGAAAATCGGCTCTTACCATGTATAAACAGGGGTACCTCCTTGCTTCCATCGCAACATATTTGGAGCGGGACGCACACCGTGTTTTCGATGAATTACAGGTGCTGATTGTCAAGGACGCTTTGGGGGTGAAAAACATCAGCCAGTATACGCCGAAATACCGCGCCGTACCCAAAGTGAATTTGATGCCGATGATGGACAGCAAAGGGAAAACCCGGGGCGAATGGCTTGCGATTCTTGGTACCGCCCATGAGTTTTATCACCGCCTGCGGGGGAACCGCAAGGAAAAGGATGTGCCTGCCGCGGTTGCCATCAACTTGGCCATTTTTCTGCGGCAGCCGGTGGACATGCTGTTTGATTTTTATAAGCAATAAGAAAATATTAAAGGTCAAAAAAAATCAAACTTGCTTTTTTAGCGCTATGCCAAAGGTGATATGCGGCTGATGGACACACAAAAAAGCGGAAGGGATCAACGCTACCTATCGTATATAGCGTATCACGTTGATCTTTTCCCATAAGAAAGCGGGACCGAAAAGTCCCTTGCAGCTTCGGTAAGACTATTATTTATATGACAGGGGCATGGATATGGCGTATATGAAGAGAGTGGTGATTGCGGGATTAACGCGGGAAACCAAAAAAATGGAAACCCTTCGAGCCAATACGAAAAAGGCGTCACGTTGTGCAAAGCAATCGCAAACCACCGAACGGCAAAAAAAAATCAATGAGCGGGCGGCGGAAGAACGTCTCCGTTGGAAGATCAATGCGAATTTCGGATATGGTGATCTCCATGTCGTATTGCATTATGGAGACAAGTCCCGTTCCCTTGATCAATGCCTCTCAGATCTCGCTCTTTTTAAGCGGCGTTTACATATACTTTGCGCCCGCCGGGGGATTTCGATGAAATTCATTTCCACCACGGAAACGAAGCGAATGACCAACATTCACCATCATGTGATTTTGAACCGCATGGATATGGATTTGATTATCGAGGCTTGGCAGGGGGTTCCCGGCGGCGGTTGGGTGACGTTTCAGCCCTTGGACCGTAGAGGAAATCACGGCAAGCTGGCGCATTATCTGATGAAAGAGAGCAAAAGCACTTTGGCGCGGGTGGCAGAGGCAGGGCGGAAAATCAAGCGGTTTTCCTGCTCCCGGGGACTCGTGATCCCAAAACCCGTCTATGAAAAGGTTGCCGCTTCTTCCTGGCTGGAAGAGCCCCGTGCTTCCAAAGGTTGGTTCTTTTGGAAGGATGACAATGGAGACGCCGTCCGCAGCGGCATGCACGAAACCGGGTATCCTTGGCAGGAATATGTGGAAATTCGAACGGTGTTGATGCAGCACCGCAATGATTATAAAAGCCGGTCATCGGCGTGAGAAAGGAGCGTCATGCTTAACAAATCAATCGTGATCGGGCGGCTTACCGCCGACCCGGAGTTAAAGGAAACCAGGACAGGGGTGAAGCTTTGCACCTTTACTTTGGCTTGCGAGCGGGACTACCGGCAGGATGACGGCACCCGCCCGGTGGATTTTATCCGCTGCGTGGCATATCGCAACGTGGGGGAGCGGTGCAACAAGTGGATGCAAAAGGGGAAGCTGGTTTCTGTTTGCGGCAGGCTCCAAGTGGAATCTTACACCAAGGACAATAAGACCTATAAAATTGTGGAAATTGCCGTGGATGGATTTTATCTGCTTTCTCCGCGGGAAGCGGGAGAAGAACCCGCCCCGGATGACTTGCCGTTTTAAAGGGGGAAAATGATATGAAACTGCGGGAAGAAACTTCTTTATCCGGTTATCTTGATTTAACGGATAAGATTTCCGAGTATAACGCGAAGATTGCGCGCATGGAAGACGCGGCCTATGACCTGCCCGACGGGATGCCCTCGGTTAAAAAGGAGAAACACCATGGCGACGGCAGGAACCCCGTTGTCAATGATAAGCTGGATTTGGAAAAAACCAGGGACCGCTTGGAACGGGATCAGGCAGCCGCCCGGCGAAGGATTATTGTTGCCATCAACGCTGTGGGGGATGAGCGGATCGAGCGGATGCTTTACGCTTATTACATCGAAGGCAAGAGTATCTGTGAAATATCTCTGGATGAGCGGATCAGCTACAGCCACACCAACACCTTGTTGCATCGGGGGGTTAAACGGATGGAGGCGGGGGAGTGAAAAAAGCATTTTAATAGAAAGTCAATCGCAAGAGATAGAAAAAGCCCCGGAGATCTCCGGGGCTTGAATTTATTTTTTAAATAAAATGTGAATTGAAAAGGAATAAGGTGTTTTAACGTAAACATAATGAACTTATTTGCATCATAAAAACTAGTGATAACGTTGCGTAGAATTTACGGTTGTGTTATGATTTCTGTAGTCAAGAGAATAAGGCAAAGCGGTCTGCTCCCAATCTATCAAGAGAGGGGGTGATGCTTATGGATCAAATTGTTTTTGCAATGATTGTATTATTGCTCATCATTATAACCATAAACAAAAAGAACCGCTAAGGCCTCCTACAGCATAGCGGTTCTTTCTTCTTAATTAATGGATAAAGGCCAATCGCCTTTCTCTTGGCTTTATTATAACAAACTGAAATGCAATGTCAACCTGCTATGATGAAAAGCAGGTTTTTTTATTGCAAAAGATTATGGGGGATTCTTTTGTGAACATTTGTGAAAAGTCTCTTGACAAATACGTCCGACTCATTTTATAATTAGATCAGACCTATTTAAAAGGAGGTGCCAAACTGGGAGTAGGAAAAAGAGGTCCGAAAACCGATAATCCCAAGACTTACAAAGTTACGGCGAAACTGGATCAGGACTCTAAAGATACGCTTGATCAATACAGTGAACAAGAAAGCGTATCTGCATCGGAAGTGATACGCAGAGGGATTAAAAAGTTAAAAAGTGACCTAAGAAAATGAAGGAAGCGGTGCATCCTCAGCAAAGAACAACACCACTTCCCATACGGCAACCATCAAAAAGACAGTTACAGCGTAAATATTATAGCATGCGCCGTCATTTCTTTCAAGGGTTGCACGATTTTAGAAAGGAAAAACAGCCATGACAATTCTTGAAGATTTATACTATGGCAACATCCATCCCAATGAAAAGTGTTTTCAGCCAACGTCCGAATATGCGAAATTCGCTCATATCGTCACAGAGAACGAGGAGAAGTTAACGGCATTTTTAGAAGATTTGCCCAATGCAGAGGAGGAGCGGCATTTATTTTCTCAAATGATCAACGCCCAAAGTGAACTCAGCGGGTTTACCGAGTTTGAGCGGTTCATGGAAGGATTCCGGCTCGGCGCAAGCATCATGCTTGAAACCTTTATTTCCCCTCAACAGAGTGTGCTGCGGGATATTTTTTAACGGATAGAAGCAATAAGCCCCGGAGATAATCCAGGGCTTTTGTTTTGCCTTAGGCAAAAAGAAAATCCCTGTAACAAAAATTTTTCGTTACAGGGCAGTGTTATGATTTTGGAATTGCGGAAATAGGAAATACATTCAAACTTTTTTTGTAGAACTAATTATATTGAAATTCCTTTTTTCAACATCCTTTTTTGAATCGAAGAAAGAATGGAAAATTCAATTAAATTATGCTTACAAAGCAGTTTTCTTGAGATGTCACGAATGTAGTTTCCTTTGGGAATAGGATAGAAAGAAATAGAATCCCGATTTACTTTTCCCCCAACAATATCCAAAGAAATAAATCTTTCATCACTGTTTCCTGCATGCAATATTTGGTCTATTAGGACGTGGCCATGATCCAAAGATGATACAGCTTTTTCAATTTCGTCAATTGGAGTTAATGGAGCGTCTAAATTTGTTAGAAGCAAAAGTGCATTAAAATCACTGTCTCTCAATGATTCGGTAACACAGAACTTATTCATATGCTCCACCTCCTTAACCAAGTTTTATAGTGTATAATAGTCGTCAATGATTTTTAGGGTATCTATTATCAATGTATGTGCCTCATTAGGTGTTTCTATCAATGTGGTAGTATCCACCTTTTCGGTAGGATCATCCCAATGAAAAAGTATATGCCGGTGTTGATAAAAATGTGTGTACAGTCTCGATAGATAATCCTGTAGTTCCAGAGAATGATGAGACTTAATATATAAAGGATCCAATTTGAATGCGTTTTTTTGGACTTTTTCAAAAACAAAGAAAGAGTCATAAGGGCCTTTTCCATCCTCCCGCAGGGGTAAATCGTTATCTATTAATGCAATCTTAAGTATCCCTTCTAACACTCTAAGGGCTGGTTCGGCGATAAAAGTGGCATCATACGGCGCTTCACCTATATTCAAATTGTATACTGCTTGATGAAGTGTTTTGCTAATCTTATCAGGAACGTGTTGTGACGCATTTGGCAATAATTCATGGTATTTTGTTTCTACAATATCTTTATCAACGTGTAATTGGTTGACAGAATTCAAGAAACGAGGTACTTCATCTGTTTCTAGCAGTTCAACAATACACATGGAAAGTTGGTTGAATAGTTCCTCTTTTTTGCCCTGGAGCCATATTTTCTTTTTGGTATCATAATGTACAATTTTAAGCTTTTGCTTCTTAGGAGTATAGGTCGTAAGTAAGTAACCTTGACCGTATGGATCTTCATATTTTTCCACACATAAATCCGGAATATCTTCTTTTAGTAAATCTAAAATTGCTTCAAAATCATCCTTATTTATGTTATTTGCTGTCATGTTGTTCATGCCTTGTGTAATATCTGGCTGCTCTCCAAGACCCAAGGCACTTTTTGCAAGCTGATCGGCAAGATCATTGTATTTATCTCCAGAATGACTTGCTACTTTTATAAAATTGACAACAAGGTCAGCTTTTATACCCTCGTAAAAAGTTTTGTAAGCTATGGTGCCCGGTTGCTTGGCCTTCCATTCTCCGGTGCACCACTTAGCAATACCTTCATAGTCATAATAGATATCTATACTTTTTATATGGTGATCTACACAAAATTGCATTGCCTTTTCTGCTGCTTTAATTTCTCCGGCAACATTACGCATTTTAGCCAAATCTGGATCATTCATTTTACCGGAAAAATGTTCTTGAATTTCATCGTGAAATATAACGACACCGTACGCAAAAGCCTTAATAGATTCGTCATAGCTGCCATCAACATAAGCGACAGCCTCAAAGTGCTGCGTCTCCACGGACTCTGATTCGGAGGGATTAGCGTCTGCTGTAGAGATGATTCCCAGAAAAGCTTCCGCTTCTTTTCGAAATTCGAATCCTTTATAAGAAGCTCCTGAATAACCAGCAACTTGTTGCTCACATTCGTCCCATGTTTCATATATTCCTGGAACATGTCCATTTTTTACAGCGTAAAAATTTTTCGCCACTATTACACCTCCATCAATAAGTGTAATTAGAATTACTAATTATAACAATAATATCATCATTTGTCAAATTTTATATAGCCACATTCTAAAGAAGAACATTGCTTTTTGGCATCAAAAGACTCTATAAGACAAAACGTAACTTTATCCTGTTCTTTGTAATTTGGTTTTTCAACGAACGATGATCCCCTAAAGAAATAGCTATTACCATCCGTAGAAATGAATCCCGTTTTTCCCCTGGTATTGATCCTATTTATCACACCGTGATGCATTCCTAAAGCCTGGTAAATGATTTGAAGCCAATATTCTTTTAGTTGGTATAGTTTTACAGTATCGTCATATTGATGTACCGATAGTTTATCATAAAGCTGTTGCATCGGGGGTGGAATATTCCACTGTTGTTTTTCACGAATTTCTTTTGCAAAGCACAGATGTTTCCAGGCATTCTCATTGTCCCCCATTGTATACAGCAAACTTGCTATATCCATGTATAATGTCACTTTCATTTCTCGTGGGTCGTTCGTAATTGCTGCCATGGAGAAATAAAGCAATGCATTTTGTGAATCGTGTTTTAGTCGATAAATTTCTGCAATTTTTTCTAATAGCGACCAATGTTTTTTATGAACCAGTGCTTTTTTGAGCTCTGCAATGCCTTCATCTGGATTTCCATTCTGCGCCATGCTCACTGCTTTCCTCGAAATAATCCAGGTTTTATTATCGTGATGAAACTGTTCAATGCACAACAATGCTTCATCACAACAAGAAATGCATTCCACAAAGCATCTTGAATCAAATAGCGCTTTTGTTTTCATTGCGTAAAACATTTCTTTTGGCGATTGGTACTCTTTTTCCCTGTCGCCTTGTTTGTATGTTCCTGTTTTGGCAGAAAGTTTTTGGGTATCAAGTTTGTCAAGTAAAGTGAGAATTTTTGGGGCATAATTATTTCCGTGTTTTTTTAACAGTTTTAACATTTGAAAGATTGTAGCTTGGTACGCACTTTTACCATCTTGCGAAGTAAATGTAGTTATACTGAGTGCTATGTCATATAGGTGATTCAGCTCTTGAGCGTTGTATTCTTCCTCTGGATGCTTAAAATATTTTTCATATAACAGCCATGAGAGTAGGTTGTTATTATAATTAAAATGCTTTTCTCTTTGATAAAGATTTTTTGAAATAGATATGGCCTCATCCAAGCGAGAAAGATGTTTTAAGCAAAGTGAATATTCCCAAGCCAACCAGGGATCGCATTGGGGAGAATAAATTTGCTCATATAAAGCTACGGCGGCACTCCAATTTTGCTGATCTTTTTGTTCTTTTGCTAGCCTGAGGATATCTTTTTCGCTCTGCGTCATATCATCATTCCTTCTTTAAAAGGTATTCGGTGGCTTTGTCAAAGTCGGAAAGGTATTCCTCATCTTGGGTGATGCGGAATTTTTCAAATGCGTCATAGGCCAAGGATTCCGCTACAGTGCGGCTGACTTTGCCTAAGTCCGCTAAGATTTCATATTCGTTGAATTGCAAAAAAGCGTCCAGCCGGGCGGCCCATTCCTTCATCGACATTTTTTTATGGCGGCGGGCTTGGTTTTCCGCATAATCCAAATACATATTGACGATGTCGTTTAAGGCTTTGAGCTCATCCTCTTTTAAATAGTTTTTCGATACCGTTACGTCGCTTTTTAAAACTTTGCCCTCCGGCGCGTTTTTCCAGGTGGTTAAGCCCATGTGTTCTTTCTTGCTGTCTGCCCGGTCGGAAATCAGTTCCGGGGCGGTCTTGCCGGTGATGGCAAACAGCAACTTATTTTGTACCATTTTGAAAAACTGCTGGGTGATATCGCTGTTCCTATCGTAGTCATAGCTGCATTGGGCGTAGATATCCGTAACTTTTTGATAGAAGCGCCGTTCGCTGGCGCGGATTTCTTTGATCCGTTCCAGCAATTCATCAAAATAGTCTTTGCCGAAGGGTTTGCCGTTTTTCAGCATTTCATCGTTGAGGACAAAGCCCTTGACGATGTATTCTTTTAATGTATCCGTAGCCCAGCGCCGAAAGAGTGTGGCTTTTTTGGAATTGACCCGGTAGCCCACGGCGATGATAGCGTCGAGATTGTAGAATTGAGTTTCTTTAGTTTGCGTTTTATCTGGAATAGCCCCGTGTGAAGTGGTTGTTTCCATTTTGGAAACAACCACTTTTTGTTCTAATTCACCTTCCTGAAAAATGTTTTTTAGATGCTTGCTAATGGATGGTGTTTGTACTCCAAATAACTCTGCCATGGCTTTTTGGGTGAGCCAAAAGGTTTCATCCTGAAAAACCACGGAAACGCGGACGTCGCCTTCCTCGGTATAATAAATCAAGATTTCGTTTTCTTGGGTTTTGTTTGCCATCGGTTTTCTCCCTTTTTGGGTGGGTGTGGATAGTGATCCATACTGCGTAAAATATCCTATGTTTATATGATACACTACTGTTTTTAAAAATCAACATTTTTCGTAGTTAAAGATAATTGAAGATAGTCATTGATTTTGCGTAAACTGTGTTACAATTTAATTGAGAAATAGCGAAAATTAATAAATATTTAAATCAAGTAATGCAAGGCTGGCACCCACCGGGTGTCAGCCTTTTTAGGTCGCCGACAAAGACTGATACACGGCGAACTCACTGCCCCGCGACAGCTTGAGTGCTTTCATGTACGCAGCGCTGCCGCAGGTCAGCGCGTTCACCGTGTCTAAGCCTTTCTCGATAACCTATTAAGTGCGTTGAGCAACCCTATAGAGTCGTTGATTGACGTACTATGATTTTGTCAAAATCAAAGGATGGTATATGGCCAAAAAAACCGCAAAAAAACAGCCGAAAAAAGAGCTCGCCAAGAAAGAGCAGTTAAAAGCCGCGAAAGCGGAGGTTCAGGAATTAGAATCCATGCTGGTGGAAAGGTTCTCTGACGAGGAGTTTTTGGAGTATCAGAGGCTTTCTCGGGAAATGTTGCCGAGAATGCGCATGTTCTGCATTTTTTACGCCCATGGCGACTCCGGCGCGGAAGCGGCGAGAAGAGCAGGTTATTCTCCTGACTCCGCCCGGTTTACCGCTTCCAGATTGTTAACAAATGCCAACGTACGGGCCTTCCAAACCCTCTTACGCACGGGTTTTGAAAGCCCTGAAATCGCCAAAATCCCCGAAGTGATGAAGCGTTATACCCGTATCCTCCGCCGGGAGGAAACCGACGCGATCCCCATCACCGTGAAAGAAAAGAAATCCAGCTACGACAAGAACGGCAAAAAGAAAACGACGGAAAAAGAGATTGTGCAGATCGTGGAAGTTCCCGCCCGGTTGAAAGATGTAATCCGCGCTGGGGATTCCATCATGAAGCGCTGGGGCGCTTTTAAAACCGATATCACAGTGAACGGCAATATCAACGGCAATGTTCAAATGAGCCATGCCCAGAATCTTATTGCGACCTTGGCGACATCCATGAGCCTTGACGATATGGCCGTCACCTTAAAGAGCGCCAACGAGAAATTAGGGGTGGAAGATGAAGCTGACCGACAATGAACAAGCCGCCATTTTGAAATACCGATACCTCAGCGATACCAGCAACGAGACGTTTCTGCCCTTGTTTTTCGACGCCTCCCGTTATTTGGTGCTGAAAGGCGGCGGTGGCAGCGGGAAGTCCATCTTTGCCGGCCGCAAGGTTTTGGAACGGGTAACGACTGAGGATAACCACCGTTTTCTTATTTGCCGAAAAGTGGGGAAAACCCTACGGGATAGCTGCTTTCGCCAGCTTGTTTCCCAGTTGAATGAAACTTATCCCCATGTGACCTACCGGGCCAACAAAACGGATATGCGCATCTACATTGAGGATACCGAAAGTGAAATCATCTTTGTCGGCCTCGACGATGTGGAAAAGCTGAAATCCATTTTCAACATTACCGGCATGTGGCTGGAGGAAGCTTCGGAGCTTTTGGAAAGTGATTTTAATCAGCTGGACATTCGTCTTCGTGGGGAAACGCCCTACTACAAGCAGATTATTTTGACCTTTAACCCGATCTCCGCAGTGCATTGGCTGAAGGCGCGGTTCTTTGACCAAAAGCCGGATAACTGCACCACCCATGAAAGCAATTACCACGATAACCGCTTTTTGGACGAAGAAGCCAAAGAAGTCTTAGAAGGTTTTCGTGAAATTGATGAATATTATTATACCGTTTACTGTCTTGGCGAATGGGGCGTCACAGGGAAGACCGTCTTCCCCGGCAAGCTCGTATCAGAGCGGCTGCAATTAATCAAAACGCCTTTTAAAACCGGATTCTTTACTTATGATACCGACGGTCAAAAAATTAGTTCTTTCCACTTTGTCGAGGAAGAGGTCGGGCCGATCCGCATCTATCGGGAACCGGAAAAAGGAAAACCCTATGTAATTGGTGGCGACCCCGCCGGGGATGGTTCCGACCATCATATCCTGCAATGTATCGATAATATAAATATGACCCAGTGTGCCGTTTTTAATCGGTCGAAGATCGACGAAGACGAATACGCCGCCCAGGCTTATTGCCTTGGCATGTACTACAATAAAGCGCTGTTGGCCATCGAGTCCAACTGGTCGACCTATCCCATTATGGAGTTGGAGCGGCTTTCTTATCCCAAGCAGTATGTGCGGGAGTCTTTTGATACTTATACCCACGCGGTGAAGACCTCCTTTGGTTTCCGTACCGACGCCAAAACCCGGCCGGTGATCATCGCGAATTTAATCAAAGCAGTGCGGGAGGATATCTCTTTTATCAACGACCGTGCCACTTTGGAAGAAATGTTGACCTTTGTCCGTACCGATTCTTTACGCGCAGAGGCAGAAGAAGGGGCGCACGACGATTGCATCATGGCTTTGGCCATCGCCCTCTTTGCCAGAGATCAGCAGCGCATGTATATCGAACACACGGAAGAATCTGCCAAATGGACGGAGTCTATGATAGAGGATTTCGATAACGCATCGCCCGAAGAGCGGGCATATTTGATGAAAAAATGGGGGAGACCACAATGAAAAAACAAGAAAAGCGGCAGTTGGAGCAGCTTGACCGCTGGCAGGAACAGATCAGTAAGGATGAAGTGGTTTGGTCCGTGGAAGTTTCCAAAATGGACGAAAGGGAACGCCAGTACAAGGGAGAGGTTGACATCACTGCCGTTTGCGATGGTGATAAAAACCGCGTGACCTATCATGATACCAGAACCACTTATGAGCTGATCGAAGCGCAAATCGATACGAACATTCCTTCGCCCAAGGTAACGCCGATCCATAAAGAGGATGAGCGTTTGGCGAAAATCATTGAAGATATGCTCCGCAATGAATTGGAACGTTTGCCCTTTGCGCAAATGAACGATCTCAATGAACGCACCACACCGACACAGGGCGCGGCTTTATTCCATGTGGAGTGGGATAATGCCTTGCAAACCCATGTGACCATCGGTGATTTGTTGGTTCAGACGAAGCATCCCAAACAAATGATTCCCCAAGCGGGGATTTATACCGATTTGGACGATATGGATCACTTTGCCCTGAAATTACCGGTAACCAAAGCTTATGTGAAACGCCGCTATCAAGTGGATGTATCCGGTGAAGGAGAAGAGGACCCCTCCGCCAAGGCCCTGGACGGGGAAGCGTCAGCCGATGATATGGTGACGCAATACGTCGTTTATTACAAGAATGATAAAGGCGGCATTGGCATTTTTTCTTGGGTGAATGATGTGGTTTTGGAGGATCTGGAAGATTATCAGGCCCGCCGCACGCGTCACTGTGTGAAGTGCGGCGCTGTGGAGCCTCTTGAAATGGAGCCTTTGGATATGCCGACAAAAGACGGCCGTCATCCCCAAGATCCCTTCCGGGAAGGTCTGCCGGTGGACTTTGATGGAAATACCCACAATCCGCCCCGGCCGGAACCGGTGAAGAGCGGGAAGTTGTGTTGCCCTTATTGTGGCAGTAGCAAATTTACCGACGCCGCAGAAGAATTTGAAGAACTTTGGCTGCCGCGGGTCTCTGCCCACGGTGTGGAAATTCCCGGCGCGATCGCCGAAGTTCAGCCGGTCCTTGATGAAGAAGAGAGGCCTCTTCTCGGTGAAGAGGGTTTACCATTGATGAAACAGGTCATGGTACCTACCAAAATTCCTTATTATAAACCCAAATGTTTCCCTGTGATCCTACAAAAGAGCGTTTCTATCTTTGGCCAGCTTTTGGGCAACAGCGATGTGGACGCCGTGAAATACCAGCATAATTCCCGTAACCGTTTGGCCGCAAAGATGCTGGATAAATTGGTGAAAGGCGGTTCTATCATTACTGTTCCGCCCAATGCCCGAATCAAAAATGACAGTGAGGACGCCAAAGTCCTTACCCTTGAAAATGCTGCCGACAAAGCGATGATTGGCGTTTACGATCTTCAGGGAAATATTACCCAGGATTATTCTCTTTATCGGGAGTTTTACGAAGAAGGCCGCAATATTGTCGGCGTTACCAATAGCTATCAAGGAAAAATCGATAACACCGCCACCAGTGGCAGAGCCAAAGAATTTTCCGCCGCCCAGGCCGCCGGCCGCCTCGAAAGCAAACGGACGATGAAAGACGCTGCCTATGCCAAGTTATTTGAAGTGATGTTCAAGTTTAAGCTGGCCTATGCCGACGAACCCCGTTCAATTCATGCCAAGAATGACAGCGGTGAAACCCAGTACGACGTGTTCGACCGTTACGACTTTTTGATACAGGACGAGAGCGGAGAGTGGTATTGGAACGATCAATTTATCTTCACTTGCGATACTTCCGCTTCCCTTGCTTCCAACCGGGAAGCCATGTGGCAGGAAACCCGCATGAATTTCAGTAGCGGTTGTTTTGGTGATCCCACCGCCATAGATACCCAGATTCTCTTCTGGACGAAAATGGCGCAGCTCCATTATCCCGACGCTGAATCCACCAAGCGCTATCTCCAGGAAAAGGCGGAAAAACAACAGCAGCAACAGCAACAACAGCAGGCTCTTGCGGCAAAAACCCAGCAGCAGCAACAGCAGCAGGCCTTTGCCTTGAAAAAGCTGGAAATGGAAAATCAGCAGGCTGCTGTGGAGCAAGAACGCAAAGCCAAAGAAAGGGCCGTTGCTTTACAGGAAGTGGGCAAAGTTTTAGCAGCGCAAGATAAACTGCCCAACGAAGAAGCAGATCAAAATAAATAAAATAAGTTTGTCAATTTCTCGGTTTCATTGTTCTGTGGCATGGTTGTTGCGGTATCCGCGGCGATTTTGATTCGTTCCACAGAAAAAACCATCAATCATGGAAGGAGGGATGAAGATGAAACACGGCTATAACGGGAAAATCGGTAATGCCGGTTCCCAAAAAGTGGAAGCTCCTTACACCAGTAAATCCACGGTGAAAGGTACGGTCACCAAAGGTTCCGATCTTAGAGTCGGAAAGTAATGACGCAGGAAAAGCGTAAAAATCCAGGAGGAAATTTTCATGCATAGTGATCCCGATTTTTCCGACGTTTTTGACGTCGAAGGCGAAGATGATCCGTGTCTCGCCGCCACGGAGGAAAACATCGATCATATCGCTGCCGAAGGTTCTGCTTCTTCGGCAGAAGGCGACACAGCGCAGGAGCCCGCCGCACCTGCAGCCGGAACAACAGGTACAGAAAAAAACGATCTTGCGGCAAATGCCCAAGAGCAAGCCGGTGAAGAAGGAAAAAAACAAAGCGCCGAAGAGAACGCCGCTTATGCCAAGATTCGGCGGAAGTATGAAGCCGAACGGAATCAGGCGTTATCGAAAGCGAAGGAAGACGCAAAAAAAGAACTGGATCAGATGATTGCCGACACCGGTATGGTGAATCCTTATACCAATCGTGTGATTACCAGCAAAGCAGAGATGGATGCTTACTTTCACCAAAGGAAACAAGAAGAACAAGATACCATCCGCGAAGAGCTCGCCAACCGCGGTGTGCCCCAAGAGCATTTGCGAAAATGTGTGGACAACCATCCCGATGTTATCGCGGCGAAAAACGCCCAGGCCCAACTGAAAGCGCTGCGCGTAAAAGACCAAAACGCCCGAAACGAAAAGATGGTTTTGTCCTCCCTTGCGAAAATCAGCGAAGATGATAAATCCATCCAAAAGCCGCAAGACCTGCTGAACCATCCGCGCCTTGCGGAGATCAGCGAAAAATTCAAAAAAGGCTATTCTTTGGAGGATGCCTATTATATCGTGAACCGCGCGCATATGAACGCCGAAACCGCCAAAAAAGCGGAACAGGCCACCCGTAATAAGGTCAACAGCAAAAACCATTTACGGGGAACCCATACCGAGGGTTCCGGGGGTGCGGAAGTTCCCGCTGATTTGATGGGTGAATTTCACCGTCTGGCACCGGAAATGAGCGATGCGCAGATTCGCCGTTGGTATCAAAAAGATAAGGCCAAAATGGCCAAACGGAAAGGATGATGAAACATGGCTTTTATGTTATACAGCACTGATGACGGGCACGTGCCCGCCTGGGAATATTTACCCTGTGAAGCGATTACCCCCAAAGTGGGGTTATGCCTCGCCTTTGACACCGCCAGCGAACAGCTGGAAGTATCCGATACCCCGGAA